TGTTTTTACTCCTAATTTCCAAGCCTCCATATGAACTTGATTAATCCATCTTGGTGAGTCCGTAGGATCAAATGATAAATTCAATGATTGAGTTTGGTCTATGTATTTTTGTCTTATAGCTGCTTGTTTTACAAGTTCTAATTGATTTACTTCACTAAAAGTAAGGAATATCTCTTTTTCATCTTCTGTTAAGATTTCATGAGATAAGTTTTGAACAGAACCATTATCAGCTAAAATCTGATCCCAAACTTTTTCTACATTATGTCCTTTACCCTCTAGTAAACACTCTAATTCTTTATTTTTCACGATAAAGGTTCCTTTAGCACCATTAAAAGTGTAAATATTAGCTGGGATGGGTTCTATACCAGCAGAACAATTATTTAACCTAGAGTTTGATACTGTTGGGGCAATAGCCAGCAAATGAGTATTTCTCATGCCTGTACCCTTACACCATGTAGGTTCTCCATATTCTTGGGCTAATGCTCTAGAAGTTGCTTCTGCTTTTTGTCTAATTTCACTAAAAATAGTGTGAGTCCAAGCTGTTGAAGCAATAGAATTAAATGGTAAATTTTTCTTTTGTAAAAAAGAATGCCAACCCATTACTCCTAAACCTAATGCTCTACCTTTTTTAGCATGTCTATGGGTTCTAATAAGTGAATCTTTACCATTACTTTTATCTACAAATTCCTGCATTACACCATCTAAAAAACGGGTTGCTATTTCTACTACATCAGTATCTTTCCATTCATCATATTTAGCTAGATTAAGTGAAGATAAACAACAAATAAAACTATGCTCTTCATCTGTATGAAGTGTAATTTCTGTGCATATATTTGTCATAGTAACGTCTAGATTATTCATAGCATACGCTAAAGGATTATCTTTATTAACATTATCCTTAAACATAACATAGGGTTCACCTGTTTCTACTCTGGTTTTTAGAATTTCTAACCAAAGAGTCATAGCTTCAGAATCTCTATCTAATAGACGTCTCATAAAAGCATCATCCACTACTACACATTGATGAAGATTTAAACATTGTCTATTAGGATCACCTTTAGGTCTACGAATTTGCATAAATTCATTTATATCAAGGTGATTTATATCTAAATTAACTGAGGCAGCACCTCTTCTTACTGAACCTTGGTTAGTTGCAATAATAGCAGAGTCATAAATTTTACACCAAGGAACTACACCTTCAGACTTACCATTACCTGTAATTGATGTGCCCCTAGGTCTAATTCTAGAAACACTAATACCTACACCCCCTCCAAGTGCTGTAAGTTTCATTAATTCAGCATTAGTTAATCCAATTCCCCTAACACTATCAGGTGTATCAATACCAAAACAAGAGATAGGTAAACCACGATCAGTCCCTGTGTTAGACAAAACTGGACTAGCAAGACCAATCCAACCATTCCAAATATATTTAAAGAACTTACTTTCCAAATCGGATCTATTAATTCTTTCTGCAATTGATTTTGCTACTCTTCTATATGCCTTTTTAGGTGTTTCATCAGGTAGTAGATATCCTTTAGAAATGGTTGCTACTCCTACTTCATCCATCCATTCTGGGTAGTCTTTACCTTTTACCCAATCATCTGTATTTGCTACTAAATTTCCATCCATAATTTAAAATATTGCTTCAGCATCCCACTCCATATGTCCTTTGCTATAATTTGTAACTCTACTAGCAAAAAAGTCTGTATGTTGTTTACCTGCTGATAGTGAATCAAACCATTTCATTCTTCTAAGTGAATTTGGGTCTATACCATTCACAACTGGGGGGTATCCTAAATCACCTAATTTTGTGTTTACTCTATGTTTAATGAAACAAATTAAATCTTCTTTAGAACATCCTTCAAGATCCCCAAATTCATAAACTCTATTTATAAAATCAAGTTCAAGTTGAAGTGATAATAAAGCAGCTTCAGTTATTGCAGCTTTAAGCTCTGGGGTGTCAAGTTGAGGGTTTTCTTTAATAAGTGTTCTAAATAACCAACATCCAGCGTCTGAGTGCATGCTTTCATCTCTAATGCTCCACTCAACAATTTGTCCAACTCCTTTAAGTTTATTTCGCATTTTAAATGACAAAAGTACAGCAAAACTAGAAAAAAGATTAACTCCTTCAGTAAAAGCCGAGAATATAGCTAAACTTTTAGCAATTTCATGCCAATCTTTTTCACCATTAAAACTATCTCTAACTGACATAAGATTCTCAATTTTAGCCATTGTAGTTTCATCTTCAAGAAATTCTGAAAAGTCATCAAGCCCAAGTTCTTCATTTAATAAAGAATATGCTTCTGCATGTATTGTTTCAAAGGCACCAAATGTAGTCGCCATCATGACTATTTCAGGCTTTCGGAACCATTTAGTAACTAAACCACTCCAATAATCATTCACTACTGTTTCAGTTTGGGCAAAGCCCTTAAGAATAGAGCCTACTATATTTTTTTCAGTTTTAGTTAAATTTTGTTTCCAATCATTAACATCACTCATCATTGGAACTTCAGTATGCAACCAGTGTGCTTGTTGTTGTTTGAGCCAATATTCATGTGCTTTTGGATATTCGAAGGGTTTGTAGACGACACGTTCCTGCAATAATTTACTTGCCATTTTAATTTGTTGTTGTTTTAAGAGTTTAACTGAAAAAATTGAGTTGCCAACAAGTCCCGATCTAGAGTATTCATATTAGTACCTTCTATTTGCTGGGTGGGGTGAGGACTATCACTATCATCAAAATGGTGATCCGTAACTTCAAAATGGCCTGTAGATGTGTCGGCTACTACTGAGAATGTCATACCGTCCATTCCATATCTGTTTTTCATAAAGTGAAATCTACCTGTACCATTAACTTTGTCTTCTTTTTTCCGTGAAAGAGATATCGCTACATCAGTAATCATTATCTTATCATAAGATCCTGCTGCTTTGTCACCTTCAATCACATCATCTTTTGCTCCCGCCCTGTTTACTTGAGAAACAGACCAAATAGGAAGTTGTAACTCTTTAGCAAGACCCTTAGTGCTTACATAAATATCGTCTATTTCTCCTTTCCTGTCCTGAGATCGCTTTTTTGATGAAAGAAGATCAACATAATCAATAATAATTAAATCAGGATTAAAATCTAAATCCTGGCATTTTTGAATATGGGCCCTAATTGTATTAACTGTTGCCTGTCCTGGAGCGTATTCTTTGATGATAAGTTGCCCAGGTAATTGAGGAATGATTTCTTCAATTGCTTGTTTATTTTTAGATAATGTATCTACTGGTTTACCTGTAAAATATGCATCATAGCGTCGTCCTACATAATCTTCACCTAATTCTAAAGTATAATGCAGTACATTATAACCCATTTTTACGGCAAATCCACCAAGTGCAACCAAAGTCCACGACTTACCTCCTCCAGGATTACCAAAAATAAGACCAAAGTCTCCATTTCCCAGACCTCCCTGCATGAGTTCATTAAATTTACCCCAGGGAGTTTCAACAATTTTCCTTGAATCCTCTCTATAGCGAGCTTCAGTGTCTTTGTTATATTCATGTCCTATATTTTTTTCAGCACCCGCTTTAAGAGCATTATCAATAAGATGTCTAATTGATTCAAAATCCCCAGAATTAAGAAGATCAACAGAACTTAAAAGAGCTTTTTTAAGTTGTTGATTTTTACAAAATGATGAAAATTCTTTTTCAACATACTCTAAATCTTCATTAGAAGCCTGATATGCTTCTCGTAATTGTTCTTTAATAGAAAGTTGTAATACTTCATTACTAACCTTTTTCATTTCTACCCTTAATACCTCCATTGTAGGTGTAGTATGATATTGTTCGTAGTAATTTAGAATTTCTCCTATAATCCACTTATGTGCCTGATTATCAAAATATTCTTCACTTAACACATCATTTATGTTCTGTAAGAATTCTTTATGTGTTAACAATGAAGATAAAACCTTAATTTGGAAGGCGGTACCATATGTAGATAAACTATTAAGTGTCATAAGTTAATCTTGTAAATGTATCTTTTAACCAAAATTCTGTGTTTTTTATGATGTGATTTAACCCATCTTCACTGTATAAACTCATAAAATCTAATATACGGAGTTCATTCAATGAATCCAAAGGTAATTGAGAAAGATATTCTTTTTCTTCTATTGAAACCATTGGATCTTCTAAATCCATAATTTTTCTAGTATTTTGAAGTTTATCCCAATCTTGGATTACTCTAGCATACACTACACTATCTTTAAGTCTTTTTTCACTTAAATTAAATAATTCATCAAATGGCATTGGATCCTTAGCTAACTCAGGAAATCTTTTAAGTACACCTTTTTTTCCTAGTCCTTTAATACCAGGTACTTTATCAGAAGCATCTCCCAATAATACTTTATAGTGAATAAAATTTTCAGGAACAATACCAAATTTTTCTTTTACTGTCCTAGGATCATAAAATTCTCGTTCTATTGGGCGATAAACTGTTATATTATCATCTACTAATTGAAGAAAATCTCTGTCACTAGAAACAATATATGATTTAGTATTAAAGCGTTTAGCCATGTCCTTTGACATATAAGCTATAATATCATCAGCTTCAACCTTATCTATAGAAACTACTTTTACTGGTAAGCATTTTAGGTATTGAATAATTCTAACAATTTGGTCTACCTTAGCATTATTTTCATCTCCAATATCTTCAAAAATATCCCAATTTGTAATTCTATTTAAATTTCTACCTGTTTTATACTCAGGAAGTAAATATCTTCTATTTGTAGAAGCACCCACCCCATCAAATACTATATACACTGAGGAAGGTTGAATTTGGTTTATAAGAGCACCTAAAGAACGGAGGAAACCTGCTAAACCACCTATGTGATTGCCACTTGAATTTACAAAATTTAATATTGCAAAATTCCTCAAAAATAAATTGAGCCCATCTATAAATACTACTCGTTCGTGCTGTCCAGGTTTAGTTGGTTCTCCCCCCTGCTCAATATTATTGAGCATCTTTAGATAATCTTTTTTAGTCATTACTCAGGTTCTTTTGCGAAGTGAGAAATATCTTGTACTTCTTGATCTTCTTCAATGATATCGAAATCTACACCCCCTAAAACGTCTCTCCAAGCTTCGGCATGAGCATTTTTATAGTTTTTAATTTCTTTATCACTATCATTTATGAACCCATGAGGTGTCATAACAATCTTACCTCTAGTAGTAACCCCATTAATATGGTTTTTATCAATTTGTAAATTAGTACGTTTAGCAAATTCTACCTGCTTACCATCCTTGATAGCTTTAATTTTAGATGTACCAGCAGACATCACATTACCAAATGTTACTACAAACGTTGAATCAAACCACATAGCATATCCCCCCTTATTCATTAATTTAGGTCTTCCCATAGGAGATTCAGCCTTAAGAGTCCATACCTTATTAATACAAACTAAAGTATTAGTATAAGGGCTACTTTCTTTACGTGAAAGTGTAATACGCTGGTTTACGTTATTACCAAATTGGGTAGACATAGCACCGGCGTTCCACTCATTATTGTTCTTATTCGATTTGATAGACATCTCACAAGGAACTGATCCAATTGAATCCCATAAGAAAAGCAAATCATAAGGAAGATTACCTTTCTTTTGTTCATCAAGCAAATCCAAAATAAACGCTGCTACGTCTTCAATAGAGTTAATAGTTTCTCTATCTACATAGATAAATTGCCCACTATAATTTAAAATTTCTCCAGTTTCAGGATCAACTTCAGTATCTAGCTCAAGGCCCATTTGTTGGGCATGTTCCCAGTTCCACTTCATCTCTGTGATAATAAACACAGGAAGAACACCTCTCTTCTGACCGGAGACAGCTGCCTCAATTAAGGCAGTTGTCTTACCGGTATCAGAGTGGCCTCGGAGCAAGACAATATGTCCTGCAGGAATGCCAGGTATTGAAGTTACATCCTGGAATGCTTGAGAAAGTGGGATCCATTGTTGTGGCTTAAACTTAACATTTGAGTTAAGCATTTTTTTCTCCTTAAACTTACCAAGGTCGAAATTCGCCTTAAGTTCGTTAGAGACAGCCGCTGATAATGATGCTTTCTTTCCTCTAGGCATTAGTTAAATAATTCATCAAATTTATCTACTTTACTCTGTTTAGTTTGGGGAGTCTGCAGTGAGTAATTGTTTTGAGACCCCCCTTTATCAAAAGGGAGATCGTCATTCTTCCCTTCATCAATAATATCTCCCTCTTGTGGTTCTTCAGGAGCTAAGAATTGTTGAAGATTATTTTTCATATCCTCAAATGAATGGCGCTTGAACACCTCCATTGGATTCTTTTGATTTTCTAACCAATTTTGGATTTGATCAGCATCACCAAGAGGTGTTTGCTTAGTTTTAACACGAACCGAAGACTTATTATAAGCAGTACCTGTAACATCAGGACCAACAGTATCTACTGTAATATCACGTCCTTCATGAATATCAGTGTAATCACCAATATCGTCATCATCTGCAAGTGAGAGGAAGTCAAGATAAGTATTTTTACCAAATTGCCAAAGGCGAACACCTTGATCTTCTTCACCTCTAACAACTACAGGAGCAAAAATACGCATTTTTGGATCAAGTTTTTTAGCTAATCTCCAATTTTCTTTATCGCTAGTTGTACGAAGTTGCTTCGCAAACTCTACGATAGGATCTTTTTCACCAAAATTAATAGGTGAAATCATAGTACGCTCACCAATCCCATAGTGGAAATATACCTCCGTAAAGGGATTAGCTTTGTTAAATTTGTTAGGAACGATACGAATAACTTGTTTACCTACACTAGGTTTCCAAAACAAGCTACGATCGTTGTTTCCTCCTTTATTTGTTTGCTGCAAGGAGTTCAGCTTACTGCGAATTGCATTTAAATCCATAATATAACTATTTTTTGAATATAACTTTTGCGTGAAAATACGAACGCAAATTTAAGAGGCCAAATTAAAGTTCAAGAATTTGATGGATTCTTGTTTTTAATTGCTTTAATTCATTATGCTGGGTTAGAAGAATTGTGTTCCTATAATGTTGCCAATTTATTTTATATCTCACATCTACTACCCCTCCGTTTAGGAGTTTTATTAATTCATTAAGGGCATTTATAGTATATAGTGTGTTAGATTCTTTTTTTCTATGTACTAAAATTGTATTAGGTAAAATCGATTCAACACTACTTGGCTCCACATTATATGTACAAACATATTCATCATTGCTTTTTATATATAAAACAAAGATTTTTTTATAGAGTATATCGTAGCTAGATTTTACCTCTACAACCGTTTTCTCTAAATCATCCAAAGATGTAAAGGTACAAAATAGCTTATTATTCATATTAGGATTTGTATATAAATATCAAATCCTTTCTAAAGAATTATAATTACTACCTGCTTCTACTTTTATATTAAATTTATACTCCTTAAAAACATCCATTATACATTCAATTACACCTCGTTCTTTCTTATCTACATCTAACAAAAATGAATCATAAGTGTAGTGAATAATTCTAGTTTTACTATTTTTGAGTAAACTTATAATTTTTTCTAATATAAGAACATTATAGTAAGTTTCCGTATTTTGAAGTATATAATTAAATAATTTTTGTTGTTTCATGTCCGTTTTAAAAACATATCCAGATTTACAAACAACTTCTTTTTTACTACTTATATCCTCTATATATTTTTCTACCCTCTTAAAAAATTCTAAATCTTTATACTCTTCAAAAACCCCTCCATATAATTGTTTAAATGTAAGTTCCTTAGCTTTTTTATAATCCACTTCATACATGTCAGCAAATGATTGATGGATGTCTTCATGTTCAAATTGATAATCTACTAATTGTGCTGCCAAAGTGGGGTGGTAAGCACTAATGTCAATCTCTAATAAAAAGTCATTGTCGGGGATAAACGCTTCTCTACATCCCGATTTTTTATCTAAAGCAGCGTAATTAATTCCTCCAAATGAATTAGAAGGTCTTGTTGTAGTCGTTTTTAGATTAAATTGTGAGTAAGTCCAACTACGTTCTTGCTCAAAATATTTTTCAAATAACTTAGGATCTACCTTAAGCCCATTAGCTTCAATCCAATAAAAAACATGAGTAGCTCTATTATTATAAAACTCAAAATGTTGTGGTTTTTCCATAGAAAACACGTGTTTAACTGCGTTATATAGCGTTTCACAACGTTCGTAATGCTTTACTATCGGGATTATACTACCTATGTTATTTATGTGAGGATACTTCCTATAGAAAAAATCGTGGCATGGGGATTGATCTGGTATATCCGTAGGGGATATGAAATGGATGTCGGAAAGCTGCTTTAAAGGTACTATATGTAAAAATTCTTTCTTATCTCTTACAAATATTTCTTCAAATTCTCCTATTAACTTATATACTTCATCTAAATTGCAGCAAGTAGCTTCACTATGATCTACATTAATTAAAAATCCTTTTCTGTAGTTAATTTCCCTAATGTAGAATCCTACTATACCTCTTAAAAATGGGTGTACATTGTCATTAGAGTAAAGAGGTTCAATAAAAACTCGCTTAAAGTTTTTTGCTTTAAATTCTTGAAGTTGCTCGTTATTTTCTATAAGCCAAAACACCCCTCAATATATGAAAGTAGTTTTGGAGAAACAAATTAAAATGTTATAGTATTTATTTCTTCTATATTACTATCCTCTATGGCATTGATTTCTTCTATACTAGCTAAAACAATACCACTTATACTAGTTACTTCAGAAGCTGCAGCTGGTAGTGTATAGTCTAGGAATATTGCGGTGGTATAATCTATACCAGCATTAGTTGTAGTTGTTGGTGAAGAGTTTAGAAAGTCATGTGCGTTGTTTACAACGGCGTAAACAGTGTCATTCTCGGATGCTAAAGCGCTTCTTGCTATTGAGTTTAGAGTGAATGTATTTGTACCAGTACTCCAACTTATAGCATCAGCACGTATGATCGTAACACCTCCAATACCACACTCAGTAAAGTCACCGGTAGTTAGGGCATCATCACCATCACCTCCAAAAGCATCTCCACCATCAAGTAATATACAAGTACTATCAGCATTTGTACTACCTTCAATTTTTAAGAGTGCCTCTGTTGGAGTTGATGTAATTCCACTAGTGTCGAAATATATGTAAGCCCTTCTTTGTCTAAATCCTCCTCTTGCTCCACTATTTAAAGATTGGATAGCAAAACCTGTTGCTGCTGTAGGACTATCTGAGGCAGCTGAACCACCACCCCCAGAATTAACTCTAGAATCTGCGAAACTAGCCTCCAAGTTTCCAGCTACATTTCCTACTCTACCTGCGTTTAAAGTTGGCATTGGGGTAAGTAATAAGTGGTGTTATTAAAATAGTTATTAGAAGGAGGATTTACTGAATGTTGAGTGTAAGTAATATTGGGTATATTGTATTGATTACTTTCACTAGAATTACGATTCCACCATGTGGCTACTCCTCCTTGTTTTACTAAAGATGATAATGAAGAACTAAATTCAACCTCGTCATTATCTTCAAAAGTATCATAAAATAGACCATCATAAGTAGATAAATTACTTCTAACACTAAACCAACTACCTGTTACAATAGTTACATTAGATTTTTCGGATGCCCAAGCTTGAGCTCTAGGAATTATGTCAGGATGATTTTCTATAATAGTATGTGATGAAATAGAGTGAGATTGGATATAACCTGCAGATATACCCATTCCAAATCCTATTTCTAATATGTCACCCCCATTTTGACAAACATAAGCTGCAGAAGCAGACATTAAAGAATCTTCCCAATCCATCATTACTGAACGATTGTCTCCAAATTCTTCATCATAAAAATAAATTCTATCAGATTCAAATGTTAGAGTTTTACCTAAATAATTCATTATGCGTGTTTAATAAAGTCTGGGCTTGGGCAGAAGTGAACCATAGCATTACCTCCATCAGTACTACCTGACATTAAGTGACCTATTATTCTTACTATTTGGTTTGAAGCTGAAGGAGGTGTCATTTGCCCTCGACCATTACCCGTACCTAAGTAAACGGGATCACCTATGGCTC